TTTAGTTCCGTCAAGCAGTGTAATTGTCTTTGCTTCATTTACGGTTGTTGCCATTGTTTTCCTCCTTTTAAAGGTCTATATTATTATAACATAAACAAGAATTTTTAATTAGTGTTTCTCGTAGGTTAAGCCCATGCCGATGCCAAACCCAGCCTTTCTAGCCTTTGCACCCCTTAGAGATGTGACATCGTTTGAGTCTTTTCCACCATTCATAACTTTGTTCTTTAGTTTTTCCCATGCATTCTCTTCTTGCTTTGGGGAGCCTCCATCAATATCGATTCCTTTTAGTGCTGCTAGAAACTTTCTTTCATTATATGACTCTTCTCTTTTTGCATTGAGGGTCTCGGATAGTTCTGGCATAGACAGTGATGATTCAAGTTCTTCGTAGTCTCTCCAGATACCCAGCAAAAATACCTCTGACTCTAGTTTAGCCAAATCCATTGTCTCCCAGGATGTATTTTCTCTGTTGCTTGCCTGCTGACTGATTGGCTCGTCAGAGTCTTCTGGTGCTTTTAGTGTAATCCCTGCTGCAATCTCTAAGACCTTGTAAAGGCTAACAATGTCAAAAGTATCTTCGATCTGTTCGATTGTCTTTATTTCTGGCTTATACTGCATCATGGCAATTAGGGCACATTTAGAAACAAAAGCAAATGCGTCTCCATTATCGGCTGCTGTTTTGATGTTCTCAAATTCCTTCATAAATATTCTTAGATACTTAATCTTAAGTGGCGTAAGGTACACTGGATCTCCATCGACAGTGTATATCATTTCGGAATTGTATATTTGGGTAGCCATCTACTAAGTATACCAAAAAGAAAACCGCCTAGTGTTAACTAGACGGCTTTCCCCTATATTAAGTTATATTTACGATACTGCTGGGATGGTGCGGTCTACGATCTTACCGTATGATGCACTGTTGTCTGGAAGCATTCTAAATGATACTTCAAACATTGTAGCCTCGTCACGCTTTGCTGATACTGTAACATTCTCAATTGAGAGTGCACGGTAACCAATGTAGATACGCTCTACCTGCTCGTCTGGCTGACATTCTCCAGTACCTGGACCAACTGCTACGATTCCTCGCTCAATTGGGCACTCACCTAGGTCACCTGCAGAAAGGGTTAGTTCCTTCAGGTCTGGGTTGGTAACTCCGTTGTCGAAGTCATCTGGGTTAGCAGCGGTTGCGTAAAGCAAGTTCTCTAGAGTTGCCTCTGCGAACGAAGTATTCAGGTTAACCTGCATACCCTGCTTGTACAACTTTGCAACGTCAAGAAGTTGGTCAACCTGTACTTCACCGAAGTCAGGCTGGAACTGTAGTTCTAGACCATTGCTGGTGTAACCGATGTTCTCAAAGTTTGCTGCCTTAGTTGCGTTTGGACCAGTCTGGGCTGGACTTCCGTCCCAGAATGCGTCTGCAATGTAGCCCGACAACTCGTCCTTGTACGAAATACCATCGACGTATGATGGTAGTTGGTTTGCTGGATCATCAAGTTGACCTGGCTTGTAAACAAATAGTGCTGCTGCACCAACGATAATGTTGGTGTTAGTTCCTCTTGTATATGCCATAATTTTTCACCTCTTATTTCTTTATGGAATTTTGGGTGGTGTTTCCTCAGTTATAAGTATAACAGCCTTTTTATACTATCTGGTGATATTCGTAGTCAATAATTATCTTGTTTCCAGCATAAGTTCTGGCTGTACCAAAGTCTACGATATCCCTGGTCTCTTCTAGTTGATACATCTTTACCCTGTGAAAGAATACTGGCTGGAACTCTGTTGGGTCGGTTCCAAAGGATATTGTTCCATTAGGGTTTCTAGGCAAACGTCTAACCCACTCATTAACCTCTTGTGCAGACTCGTCTTCACGGTCTAGTAGGTCATACACCTTTTGAGAGATTTCAGTCATTAGTTCTGAATCTCCCTGCATCTTGTAGAAGTAGTACAATAGTTGCTCTGACTTAATGTGTGGAAATGGTGATCTTCTATACTTGAACATTCTGTCGTATACCGCAAATGTTCCATTGCTGAGTGGAAAGGTTTCGGTAAGTGCATCAATGTCGGTTGGTAGGCTTGGGAAGAACGGCAGCGTAAAGTTTCCGTCAAAGTGTTGGGAAACCTTTTCAGCCAAATACTTATTAATAAAAATTGGTGGGTATGACATTGCCATTATTCTTTACCTGCTCTCAAGATCCAGTTATATCCTGTTGTAAGACCTAGCCCTCTACCCCCACGTTTTGCAGAAGAGAACTTTGCGTCGAATTCATTAACCTGGTTTAGTCTAGTCATAATGCCAACCTGATTTAGAAAGGATTGCTTCAAGTATACATCAAAAAATAAATTAAAGACTCTTTCGTACTCGCCCTGTGTTCTACCGCCTGGATTTTCTACACGAACTGCGTTTGGGGTAAACACAGTTTCTCCGTCTACCTCAAAAACTAATTTTGTCCTAGGAACAATTGTGACAGGAACTCCCTCTTCCATAATTCTAGCCTTGTCGTAGAATGGAACTCGTGAACCAGATTTGATGCTTCTTGACTGACTGAAAGATGAAGAGATTGACAGACCTTTTCCAACAACCGCATAGTCAATGTCAAATAGTCTTGCGTTTGGACTTCCTGTTTGATACCACTCGTATACGTGATGAAGTGATTCTGGATTTACCCTGGCATTTGAATCGACAAAGTTCTTTAGCATTTCTGATACTTTGGCTCCAACAAGGCTTAGTAGGGCTGGCATTGCTCTCTCTGCACCGTCTAGAAATCCGTTTGAGTATGCCAAGATACCTCTCATGTCTTTGTTAAATTTAGAAAGGTCTACGTTCATTGTTAGCATTAAACATCAGTCCCTTGGTTTTCTGATCTGCGTAACACTACCTTGTAGTACTCTACTGAGCCAAAAGGATTGATGAATGGCTCGTTTGTAGCAATTTCAAAAAGGGTTGACTGTCCAGATCTTGGTCCAGAGGTTTCTACGTAAATCTGATTACCATTTGTATCTCTAATATTTGTAATCAAGATATTGGTTATTGCATTTCTAGAGTCTGAACTTGATACCCTGATGTCTGAACGCATTCTTCCAAGAAGCAGCAGTTCTTTTGTAATGTTAACGTTTGGCTTAACATCTTCGTTTAGTGCAGATCCTGCGGTTGTCAAAGAGCAGGAAAGGGTCTTGTCGTGTATCCACTGTTTCTTAATGCTGCCAAGTGCAGTCTGCTCTACAATAGGGTAGTAGATGTCTGCAAGAAGTGGAAAGGTAAAACTGGTAGTTTCGCAGGTAGGCATTACAGCACCCCAACTTTAGTAATAGACTTCATATACTTGTCAAGTATTTTGTCTACTATAAGATTACCTGTTCCTTCTAGCATCTTCTTATCGAATTGAATTCTGTACTGATCGGTGTTGTATGTGGTAACATACTTCTGATAGTAGTCTAACCTACCGCACATCAGATCGTCAATTAGCATCACTGTCGCTCTTTCAACGTCTGCTGGAATAGCACGGAAGCCTTCGTCAAGGACAAAAAGGTAGTCTGCATTATTTACAAAGGTTCCGTAGTTTCTATCGTCATAGGCGTAGTCTCCTCTGGCGACTGGTAGTTTGGGGTAGTTTGTTGTAATAATGTTTGAGTATCCTGTAAACTCTTTTACAATTGCCGAGTTATCTAGGGTGACTTTGAAGTTATAAGCCCAAACCCTTTTTGCAGTCTCTGATCCGTTTAGAGTTGGTTCGGCAAGAGTGGTAATTCTAAACTCTGTGGTAGAAACTACCTCTTGTACAGAGAAGGTGGAGTTATAGTCTGTGTTTGTAAATCCTGCCAAAGTTATTGAATCTCCAACGAGATAGCCATGTGCTGACTCCGTTTCTACTACAGTGTCTGTGCCTGTTGTTTCAAAATTGGTAATTGGTATTGCAACATCTTCTCCGTTGAAGATCATGGCGTTGTTCTCATATACCTTAAGTACACGGTTAGCGTCTCTCCACACTGGCATATAGTCCAAACCATTACCTACAACCTGCAAAATTGATTTGTGGTTGTAGAATCCGATTCCTGTATAAGTATCAATTATTGATCTTGCAATGAGTTCGTTTTTCTTGTAGTTCGCAATGTCTGTTGCAGTGGTAGCAAGAGAACTAGGGTTTACGTATGGTCTAACAATGTCTAGATTTGACTCATAGATAATGTGCTCATATTCTGCATCATAGAATCGAATGAGAAATTGTCTATCAAATTGAACCTTTGCTGCTGGAAGAATGTAGGTTACTACCCCATCTTCGTTTGATGTGATGGTTGATGTTTCAATTGAGTGGTCCACCAAATCCTCAACATAGACAATGTAGTCATAATCAGCATCTGGTAGTGTCCAGGTGGTTGTAATTGGATAAGGTGGAACCCTCAAAATTTCCATTTATAGACCATACCCCTTAGCAACATCTTCTGGTGTCGCTAGCGTGATGTGGTTTCTTGTAAGCCATTTCTCTGCCTGTTCCTTGGTTACAATATTGAATCCAACCTCTACAGATCCAACACCGTTCCATGAAACATTTCTGGTTGACAGTAGTGCAACAGTGTTTTCAACAGGCTTCTTCTCAGTCTTTGCTGGCTTTTCGACCTTTTCTGTTTTTTCTACTACTGGAACAACTTCCTCAACTACAGGAGCCTCTTCTACCTCTTCGGTAGCAGCCTCTTCTTGTTCCTTTGCTGCGAGTTCTTCTGCTTCTTCTTGTAGAAGTGCCAAGAATTCCTCTTCTTCGTTAATTAGTTCGTCTGACATAATTACCTCCTAAATTACAATTATAACAGAATAAAATTAAAAAGAGGGCAGAGCCGAAGCCCTGCCCCCTCTTAAAGGGTAGTTACAGACTATGAGTCTGCTCCTGCGTCAGCGAATGCAATTGCATCCTCTTCCTCCCACTGAAGACCGAAGCGGACGAATACGGTGTATTCAATTGTGTCCTTCTTTGGCTTGTATTCACGGTTTACAGTGATGTCTCTCTGGAAACCCCAAATACGGTTCTGAGGGAATGTAAGGTCAACGTAACCTGCTGGGTAGTAAGGAACTTCCTGAACGTCAATTCCTAGAACACGAGTGGTGCGAGCACCACCGAATGTCTGACCAGCACCGTCTAGGTATGCCTGACGGTTTGCAGGGGTACCTGCTGGAGTACCAGCAAATGCCTCGGCAATAGCGTCTGCTAGGGTACCGTTGTGCTTGATAATACCCTGGAATGCGTCAGTACCAGCGTAGAACTTAA